TATCTTCTGCATCTAAATTAACTACGTGGGCCATACCAGTTAGTGAGTCGACTGCTAGTCGTACACGTTCAGCCTTGTCGCTCGCAGCATCCTTTAAGATGAGTTCTTTCTGCTCTGGTGTGAGTGTGTTCCAGCGTTCGATGATTGCTGTAGCACGTTCACCAGATGAAAGAAAGTCAGTGTTCTTCATCAAGAGTTCCTTGACTTCTGCTGGCATGGCATTATATTGATCCAGCAATGTTTTGTTATCAAGAATTGCTTGCATACCTTGATGGTTTCCTACTACTAGCTCTTTCTCTGCTGGAGTTAGGCTGTCCCATTTACCAACTTCAACCAATGCTTGTCCGATTGTCATCTTAGCGTTAGTTTCAAGATTTGCGTGCTTGAGGATAAACTGCATATTCTCCCAGCCGTTTTCAGCTTGAAGAGCTTTAGTTACTTCTTCATGTGCATTAGTTTTTACTGACGCTGTCTTCGGATCCCAGATGAGGCTTTTCCATATTAGGTTGGCCTCTTTCGTTTCTTTAGACATATTTACAGTATCTTTTGCAACCATACCGGAAGAGCGTCCAATGACGTCGGCAAACTGATCTGCCTTAGCCATCATCTTGTCGTAATCAAGGCCAAGTTCTGCCCAATCCTTTCGCATCTGGTCAAAGTACATCTTACGTTGTTCATCGTTACCGAAGTTAAGAGGTACTTTTTTACTCCACTCTTTTTGAAGTTCTGCATACTCACGACCGAACGCTTCCATCTTGGACTTGTGTTGGGCATTTAGTTTTTCCATTTCCTTGTTGTATTCGGACTGGCTATAAATCCCCTTTTCGTGAGCATCTTTCAATGCAGTCACTTGCTCATCGTAGAGTTTCTGTTCCTCTTTGAGCCATTTAGCTACGACTCCTGTACCTTTACGTAACTGCGTTTCATTCAGATCACTGATCTGGCCATTCATGGCTTTCACAATTGCGGTACGTTCATCGGCAGAATACTTCTGCAATGACAATTGCTTATCAATAAATTGATTTTCGTAGTCAGAAATAATCGCTTGTTCTTCGCGAGTAATCTTTCTGTGTTGGTCAGATGCATTTTGATAAATCTGTACAATCTCATCTGTCATCGACTGGATGTTTTTCTTTTGCTGTTCTGCTTGCGCTACAGCACGTTTCTGGATAGTTTCATTCGCACCGATTTTTTCAAGGCCTTTTAAAGTTTTTTCAAGGTCTTTGTCAATCGCTTTTTGGATATCATCAGCAAGTCCCTGTACGCTCTTACGTACATTCTCAACCGCTTGTGCGCCACCTTGACCAAATCCAACTGTTGCTTGATGCACTTCATCGACTTTGGATTTCAAGCGTGACAACTCTTGATCTTGTAGTTTGCTTACGCTCGTACCCCATGTTTGAGTACGTTCATTGGCTTCTGCAATATTATGAGCAATTATACCGATACCAACTAATGCAGCACCGCCAGCGATTACACCCCATGTTAACGGATTACCAAGTAAGCCAACTGCTGTACTCCACAATCCTGTACTTGCAGCAGCACCCTCAGCAGCAGTTCCAGTAGCAGTCATACCAGTAGCCATTTGTTTTAGACCGTTGATAAATCCACCACCGTTTGAAATGGTTTTAAGTGTACCGCTAAATGTACCGATACCTTTCGCAATCGTACCTAATCCTTTAGCAAAACCACCTATGATACTTGCACCACCACCTAATAATTTAAGAGCTGGACCGATTGCGGCAGCCATAGCGCCCCATTTTATGATGTTTTGTTGTTGCTCTGTTGACATTTCACTAAATTTCTTAGCCATGTCTGATAACGTTTGTAGCCAAGGTTTAGCAGCGTCCAAACCACTGTTTAACGCTTTTAAGAGTGGCCCGCCGAATTCAATAGCGATGTCAGTAAGTTTGTTTTTAAAAATTTTTAATTGAGATTCTGTCGTTTCATAGCGTTTTTGAGCTTCGGTAGTAAGAGCTGTATTTTCTTTCCACGCACTATTTGACCTACGGACAGCTTCTCCCATCTTGTCAGACGCAGAAGCTAGTGATTTGAGCATGTTCCCTTGACGAATTCCAGACATGTCGAGTTCAGCAAGGATACCATCCATGTTTTTGCCTTCTTCATGAGCTTTCTGGAGCCCTTTAATAAATGCTTGCAAAGCTTCAGCTGGTTTTTGCTTCCATGCAGTAGAAAATTGTTCTGCTGTCATTCCTGCTGTGCTTGCAATAAGTTGAAGTTTTTCTTTTGCACCTTTACCGACACCAGACACGGCTTTACCAATACCAGTAAGGGTCTGAGTCATTGCGCTTCCGCCCGCTTCTGCTTCAATCCCTACACTACTCATGGCAGTAGCAAGACCTAAAATTTCTGGTGTGGTCAGACCAGCGAGCTTACCGCCTGCTGCCAAACGGTTGGTCATTTCGACAATATCGCGTTCAGTTGTTGAAAAATGGTTCCCCAAATCCACAAGTGAAGATCCAAAATGGGCTGACCATGTACCAAGGTCTTTGCCAGATACTTGCATGATATTACCAATCTTAGCGATTGACGATGCAGCTTCTTCGGAGCTTAGGTTAGTAGACACTCCCAAATTAATCATAGTTTTGGAAAAGTCTTTGATCGCACCGATTGGTACACCTAATTGTCCTGCCGCTTCTGCTACGTGTGCGATTTCAACCGCACTAGACGGCATTTCTTTGGCCATCTCACGGATACTGGTAGATAGTTGGGCAAATTGCTGCGGAGTTCCGTCCACTGTTTTTTTAACGCCAGCAAACGCACTCTCATAATCAATCGCAGCCTTAACTGCCACCCCAGCCCCAGCTAACAGTGGTACAGTCAGACCTTTTGTGAGTGTCGATCCAACACTTTGCATATTCTTGCCGATGCCCTGCATCTTCGAACCGAATGAATGCAAACTATCACCAACTTGCGTCCACTTACTAGACTGGATATTGATTTCTTTAGTGAGGTCAGCATATCGCCCCCTCAAATCTGATAAAGTCGTAGCAGTCTGCAACATAGCGTTACGTGCGCCAAGTAAATCTTCCTTGTTCTTTGCACTTGCGCTACTCAAATCACCAATCTTTGATTTTAAATTGTTATAGTGATCTGTCTGTTGCTTCAAAATGCCTTCATAGGCTTTAATGCTGTTAGCAGTTTCACCTAACACAGTTTTCATTCCCGTTAGGTTCTTACCGCCTTTACCAACATTTTTAAAGGATTTCTCCATCGCAGATAAGGAGCGATCCAGACCACGCATATAAGAGCTTAATTGCTTGGTGTTACCAATGAATGGTTGGATATCCAGCGATGCTGTTGCTACTAATTCACCTAAATTACTAGCCATTTATCCTCCTTTCCTAACCAAATAGAAGCGGAAATGCTTTATCAAGAGTTGTCTCTTTCTCCGATTCTTCCTTCTTCGTTTCAAAGGCCTTAACCATTAAATCAAAGTCGGATAGTCGCATCTGTTTAATTTCAAGGATCGTGTACCCCTGTTGCATCAGCTCTTGAAACCAGATTAAGAGATTATCACGCGCTTCTTCTGGGCTTATCCCTTTTTTTCGTCGTCACCCTCAAGGTCTTCGATCACTTCTTCTTTAATTCCAAGCGCTGCAAGATAGATTTTTTCAAGTGTTTTTAAAATCGAGATATCTGCTTGCTTCAAATCTTCGACTTTAAACTGACCGCCAAACATATCCACGAACATTTTGAGATATGCTTCGTTTAACTTGCGATTCTCTTTAGGGTCGTTTGCTTTCTTTGCATCTTGGATAAGTGCTGATTGTCGCACGTTTTGTTCAGTTGCAAGGAGATTATCCTCTACATTGATATATTCTTTGGTAAATTCTTTATCAATTCCACCGATTTTTAGCTTGATTGTGTACATTTCCTACTCCTTAAATAAAAATAAAAAGCATGGAAATAAAATCCATGCTTAGAAAGTTGTTATCCTGCGCCTACAGCACTAGCTGGTGCGGCGCTTACGACTTTGGGAAGACTGCAGCACGGAATTTTTCCAAGTTAAATGCTGGGTTATCTTCGCGGGCAATGATCATAACGTCACCGTTTTCATCATCACCACGGGCAACAAAGTTACCTGTTACGCTGTCTTCTTTTGTAGCTGGTGAACCGTCT